CCAAGTATATCTTGGGGCCTAACAATATCTTCAGCGCCTTGGGAGGGATCACTCCCCCACCAGTTCCTAACATCCCGCCAGATGATGAACACCAATGCGGTCTGCGCCAGATCCAGTGAGAGAGCGATCCACTCCACGCTAGGTACTACGCCGCGAAGTTCAAGCCGACCAAGATCGCATTGCGATTCGGCTGCTTGCACACGAGGTTGTAGTAGTACCGCACGTACGCTTCGTACGAGTCGCTACCCGTCACTCGGCTCAGGACGTTGCCGTCCAAGTCAGCCAAGTTCGGATCTTCGATCTGCACCAGAGCCCAGGACTTGGTGTGAAGGAAGATCAGCAGGCCCTTGCCGCAGTGGCGGCTGACCTTGAGCGGGATGCCGTTGAACGACAGCGTGCCCATGTCGAAACCAGCGTCGCCGTTGTCCACCGACTTGGTGCGGCTGGTAGTAATACCAGTACCAGCGGCCTCGCTCGTAAACGACAGTTGACCGACGTACTGCTGACGGAACACGTAGTGTGCAATCATGCAGTCTGGCGTCGAGCCCGACTCAGTGGCGATGTCATCAAGGATCGCCTGCATGCGACCCGTGCTGAGATCAACACGATCACCCGTACCGCTCAGGTTAGCCGCACGAATGATGCTCTGAAGCACTTCGTTTGCCTTGGAGGCCGGGGCGACTTGGTCACTACGGTCAATGCCAAAGTGCGTCTTCTCGCCAAGGTTGCCATAGATACCCATGGACTCGGCGGTCTTGTTGCCGATGATGACGAGGTGAGCCGTGCCCGCCGCAGCGGTGCCCGCACCGTCGATATCACGCGTGTCAACACCAGCATCAAACTTGATGTGCTGCTTTGCGCCCGCGTCACGATACATCGTCACAGGAATCGACTTGTAGGTGTCGAGACGAACAAGCGTGCCTGCAACCTTAGCGGCAGCCGTTTCCGGGACAAGGTCGATGTTGCCGGAAAACTCAATCGGAGCGTTAGCAGCGAATACCTCACGCTCGTTCAAGAAACCAACAGCACCACCACCGGTGAACATCGCTTGGTCAGCAGCATTCTTGACGGTTTCCATTGCGCCATCAAGCTCGACCTGAAGACCGTTGATGAAAGCACCAACGCTGGCCTTGGCCTGAGCAATTGCCGGGCCTTGGATTTCCATGCGACCGTACAGGTACTTGGCCGACACGGTCAGCGAAGCGTACGTCTGCTGGCTTGCAGTCGGGAGCGTAGCGTTTGCGCTAAACGCAGGCGATTCGTTACGCGCCGTGCGAACGGGGATGATCGCTTCCTTGCCGACCCAGTCGACTTTCTCTTTCTGGAAGAGATCGAACGCCATGATTTCGTTGTTCAACTGGTCCTGCAAAGGTCCCAGATAGAACTGCTTCATGACAGAGCTAAGAGTAGTTAAACTAGCAGCCATTGTTTATTTCCTTATTGGCTAAGGATCACCCGGTCCATGCTGCTTTGATGGCTTCTCTAGCCTGCGCATGGGCCTCTTCCCATGTCGCAGGCCTCTTCGCCCCAGCAAAACCACGTGATCCAGTGTTTGATTTATTGCTAACTTCGGGTGGCACGTCGGGGGCGGCAGGAGTCTGCTGTTGCAGATTCGGATTAGACTCAAGGTACTCAGCAATGATGGACTCACGCATCTCAGCGATTCGAGCTGCCTCGCTGGTCGCCAGTTCCATCAGGTCGGCATCCGGGTTGTGCTGTACGTGTTGTAACAACGCAACCGGATCGACATTGGGATGTTCCTGCTGGATGACAGCAATCTGCTGCTCCATCTCAGTCATGTAATCCCGGATCTTTGCCTCACGCTCATTTTCCTGAAGGCGAGATTCCAACATCTGCAACCGTTGATCGTAAGGATCGCCGTCGTCATAGTTGTACGACTCTTCCTCTTGATACTGTTGTGGTTGTGGTTGCTGAATGTTGTAACGGCGCAGAGTCTCTAACTCTTGCTCCATTGCCTTGAGGCGCTCCACTTCCTGCCGGAGGGATTCTGCTTCATCAGCATACTGATTCTTTGCGGCGATGACTTTGCTGAACCGGGAGTACGGGACGTTGTGCCCAGACTCTGGCTCCTCTTCGTAATCATCATCCGCATCGAGCGCTACCTCTTCTGGTGCTTCCGACTCATTTGCGGTCTCTTGAACTTCCTCAGTTGCCTCGGCCGTTTGTGGCTCCTGCTCCTGTTCAATCGAATCCTCACCAAGATTGAGTCCCTCGAGCGCGGCGGCTAGCTCGTTGTGTTGCTCTTCTGACAACATGTTTTACGCCTTTCCTACGCGAATGACGCTCGCGCAACGTAGTTACATTGGGCTATATTGAATGAAGCAACGAGGAAGCACCCAATGAAAACTCCTCGCTACTACGCCCTTTGTAGACCTTGCCGGTCGCAGCTTCCCACCTAAGCACTTCACTTATATTGGTTGGCTGTGCCGACGATTGGACCCTCTGGGCAACCTCGTGTATCTGATCTAAACCCATCAGTGCAAGACCAGTTGCTATGATCATATCGTCATGCTTCCCAGCAGCTGCCTCGACTTTCCCTCGGTTGTTATAGATCAAACTGTTCGCCTCGAGCATGAAGTTCACATCTCGAATCTTGATCCATTCCCGAGTGACGTACTCATACAATCGAGTAAGCAGCAGGCCTCTTGACTTGACGTTGGTGTTGTAGCCCCACTTCGGCTTCCAGACGCCGCTGGTCTTATCGTAGGCCGTGTCTCGGTACATCGAGAAGTACTCTTCATCACGCAGATGTTCGACGATCGAGAGCCCGTATGAGTTGGACTCGATGACAGCGAGCGCCTTGTACTGCTTTGCGATCTTCAGGACCTCTTCACGAAAGTCCGACGGGGACAGCCGGTCGTAGAACGCTGCGACTTCTCTGATTTCTTTCTTGTTGGTTACGTCCAGAACCTTGATCGTACTGTAGTCACCACCCGGCGAGCCAGACGCTGTATCCACGCCCATCGAGTAGACGTGGTACTGCATCGGCTTCTCGAATACATGGTAACCAGGTTTCGCTGTCGTAACGCTGTACGTCTCTGGGAAGAAGCGGTCACCTGACGTGACAAACGCAACTTCCGGTGACGACGGAAACTCTTGATGAAAGATTCGCCAGTTGTTGGCGCACTTAACTCGAAGTGTGTACACCAGCCAATTAAACTGCGCATCCGAGAGCTTATGCTGCGCCCGGTACTCGCGCTCGAGCTTGGTGTAATCAGTGAAACGAGGCTTGCTAATCTGACATCGATCATCAATCATCCACGGCAGGAAAATCTTAGTATAGCCTGCATCATTGACCCATAGGTCGTAGGCTCCATTAAGACCGTTTGCCGTTGATTCCAAGACAATACTGGCGTTGGCATCTGCGGTTTGGAACAGCGATGCAATCGTCTTCTCGACGTTGCTCCAGAACGCATACTCGGAGGCATGGATATATTGGTACGTCTGCCCACGGAAGCTGTCGGAGTCAGCGCTCCCGATCTTGATCTTGGATCCGGTGACGAGGTTCAGTTCGTTGTGCCGGTTCTTGATCGCCTTCGGGCGCATTTCATTAGGCAAGTTCTTGTAGAAGTGCTGGTAGATCGTGAACAACTCTTTGGCGGCCTCGTCAGTGTGAGCGACGACGGCAACCCGGACGTTCTTGTTGAACAGAGCCTTCCAGAAGAAGTAGCCAGCGATAACGGTGGACGACCCAAGCTTTCGGGCTTTGAGGACCATTGTCTGGAAGTTGGTGTCAACGGCCTCGATGATCTCGATCTGCGGCTGGTTTAGGTCAAGGTTGACCACCTCACCGGACGTGTTGACGATCTTCAGGTAGCGCAGAGCGAAGTACTTGAAGTCCTTGCGGCACTTCAGCAGCTCCGAGCGAACCCGGTTCTTGGCTAGTTCCATACGAGGTTGGCTTCTCGGAACTTGCGGCTCGACGACTCAAGCATGATGTTGTGGCTGTTCTCAAGCCACTTGATCAGTCCCTTGGCAAAGCGCACCTGCTCTTCTTCGTTGCCCTTGAGATCGTCTTCAAAGGTTTCGATGAAGTCCGTGAACTGGTGCAGGCGGATGAGAAACATCTTCTGCTTCTGGCGGAAGTGACGCTTGTCGATCATGTTCAGCGCCTTCTTCGTCACGGCTGCCTGCTGCTTGGCGATGATGGCGGTGGTGAGGAAGTTCTCTTCTTCGGTGAGACCGCTTGCGATGACTTGGTCGGCTTCATCCTGTTTGGCGAAGGCGTCGAGTGAGTACTTCACACTCATCATGCATTCGACACACAACTTCTCAATGACTTGGTTGTCGGCTCTCATCTTTGGCATGGCGTAGTTGATCCTTTAGGGCAAAGTACATGCGCCTGAGTTTGGCGATGTCGGCTTGGTTATCTTCTACTATCTTATTGAGTCGCTCGATATTTTCAATAGCGTCCTCGACCCGCTTGGTCCACGCATGCGCTCTGTTGAGCGAATACAGCAAGACAACCACCAGCGCCCCATCGGCACCACTGAGGATCATCTTGAGCAGTTCGAAGGTCTCTTCGGTCACTGTACAACCACTGGCTTAGGCGTCGCCTTACGCTTCTCGTCCTCTTCATCCAGCTCGTCGAGCAATGCCTCGAGTGAGGTATCCGCACCCTTCTCATCGATGTTCCACGTACGGCGCTCGTTGCGGATCTGAGCGGTGATAACATCCGACAGCGTCTTCAGGGCATGTGCCTTCTTCGAGACTTCGGTATCCGGGATCTCATCAACTGCTTGGAGCAGCTTGGCTGCACGATCCATGATCTGCTGCGATACGGACTTGTGCTGGTCAATGACCTGCTTCATGTCCACTTCACGCTCTTGGATGTGCTCGATGATGCGCTGTTCTGCTTCTTCTCGAGCCTTGGACAGCATGTCGTCGCTGATAACCGAGACCTCTCGAGACCACGCCTCGTTCTTCTTGCGCCTGTAGATGGCAGCCTCAGTCAGGTTGAACGTATCCGCTAGGTGCTTGACGGGCACACCTGCTTCGTACTCGGCACGGATCTTAGCCCATACCGCTGCTGGGAGAATAATGCGTGGCTTGCGAGACATTACGTGCTCCTAGTAACCCAAAAACCTCTTTGCGTTTTTCTCACCCAGATCGAAGATGTGCACTTCTTTAGTGCCTGGCTTGCCTCCGACAGAGTGAACGCCCTCGACTTCGACAGCCATTACTTTCGTCTTGCCGTTCTGCTTCACGAGCCGGAAATCTGCTGCTCCTTTATGATCCCTAAGGAACGCAAGCGTGTTCCTAGCTTCCGGCCCTGCGTCCTTAGCATCGATATACTTAACGCCTGGTATCGCATCTAGCTTCTTAGCGCCCGCCCCCATTGAAAATCGCGAGTGACCAGTAAGGCCCTTGAAACTATCCAAGCGTTTTACTTTGGCTTCAGCAGCCTTGCGTAATGCTTTGGCTCCTTTGCCAGTAAGTTTACCGACAGCGCTTACTACTTTGGCCCCTCGAAGCGGAGGAGCGACCGCCATAGCAGCCTCGCCTGCTACCGTCATCGCTGCTTTCTTGAGTTTGGGATTGAGACCACCGGGCCCTTGGCGTGCGGGCTTGCTGCCCCTGCCTTCACCACCAGTTGCCATTGGAGATCGTTTAGCCATGATCTTCTCCTACTTCTTCCGAGCCTTGGCTTCTGCTGCTTTGCGCATCTCGCCTTTCATAGACTCTTTCATTTTTTTCATCTTGCCGGTTGGCACAATTGCAATGATTGCGGCTGCTTTCATGGGCTTTTTCTTGCCCTTGCCTTTGCCCTTCATGTCCATCATGTGCATGGCGCTAACTCCATTTCGTTTTGTCAGCCCAGAACGCTGCGCTCATCTTACCCTTGGCAATGTTTCGAGCGTGTCTAGACTTGAATGATTTACGCTTCATCTTCATCCGCCGTGACTCTCCAGGTTTAGGCGCACCTGCTGTGCTTGCCCCCTGCTCACCATAGCGGATCAACTTTATTTGGTTGCCTTCTTTAGCCATGACCACATGAGACTTCTTCGGGTGGTTCGGCGTGCGTTTAGGCTTATTGAAGCCCTCAAGCCCCAACTTCTTCATCATGCGACGAGCTGCTTCTGTACGGTCGGTACTCATGCCAGACCTTTACCTAAGCCGTGCTGTGAGTACTGCTTGCCTTCACGGGTTGCCTTGGCTTTCTTTGCTTCACCCCTCTTGAGTGCAAGCCTGCCAGCTGCCGTGCTCTTCAGTTTCGCAATGCGATCCTTGGGCAGGTAGACACCTTTGCCGCCCGGACCTGGCTTGTCTTTGCCTGAGTACTTCCAGTCCTGTTTGGTCCACTTGCTGAGCGAGGTTTCCTTCTTAGGCCCAGAGTAACCACCGCCTCGTTTCTTATAGAGCTGCGTAGCAAGCTGCATAGCACGGGCGCTGTGCTTGCCGCCCATCTTAGCCTTGGCGTCTCGTTTGGCTTGCTCCCATTTAGCGGGATCGGTCTTAGTCGCCGTCTTAGCCATTACTTACGCCTTGCCTTTAGCAATCTTTTAGCGGCTTCTTTTGTAAGCAAAGCCCCTCTGCCTGTTTTCTTTTTCCTAAAAGGTTTGCCGTGCTTCCGCTCCGCGGCCTGCAACAGTTTAAGCATCTCAAAAGGCGCTTTTTCGACATCCTGCTGCGCCTCATCGTACGCCTCCCCCGCTTCTTGCAGGGCATCTTCAATTTTTCTCAAGCCTGACAAAGAGCCCGAGTCCCTAACAACCCGCTTTGTGTCTTGGTCGAAAGTTGCTACTTTAGCGTTCAATTTCTTTAACGCAATGTCCCGCAAATCAGACAACTTTTTAATTCTTTGAGTATCCGAGCGGGCTAGTTCAAGCCCTGGGTCTGCTTTCTTTTTAGACTTACGACCCATCAGACTTCCTTCCCGATTACAGCGCTAATCTTTGCGTAGTGCTTTCGCATTTCAGCGAGGCCCTCTTTGATCAGGCTTTCTGTGTCTTGCACTTCTTTCTCGATAGCGTCGAGCCTTGTTACCCATTGCAGGCGCTCGTCGTCGTACTTCTTGACGACTTCCATAAAGCGATCCCGGACCTCTGCTTCTCGTCGATTGCAGTCTTCCATCTGCTCTCGGAGCTGTTGCTGGAAGTTATCTGTGAGATCATCAAGGCGTTTAGCCATCTTTAGATACAACCAAAAGATCGCACCCGATGCTAAGCCCAGAGCACCGAAGTCTGCCAGCATCTGTAAAATTTGATTGCTATCCATGACATGCGGTAACTACAGCAAGTTCCAATCCTAGTGCAACAACTGACCACATGAAAGGGCACCCATGCGCAAAGTGAAGCTGAACACCACCGTCATCCGAGGGATCCTCGCTCTAGCCAAACCTGGCATGGCTTACGCTCTACGCAACGATCTACCCCCAGAAGAGATGAAGAAGCTCAGCATCTACAAGTCTGACATGGACGCAGCCAACCAAGCACTCGACTGGGCAGCAAGTGTCCACGCTTCTCTCAAAGCACCCCCGCCAGAGCCCAAGCCCTCGTACAACGATTTGGTCATTCCAGACTTCGATTAAGGCTCTTGGTAAGCAAACGCGCTCGACTTACCAAAATCCAGAATAAGCATTTTCAATGACTTAGACCGCACGGGAGGTGGTTGTTGAAAATTACTTTGTGTTTTTAAAAGAAAAAAACTCTTAAAATATTTCTAAAACCACCCCTTGGTAAGTAACCCTCATGCACTTACCAATGCTGTCTTATCGAGCTGGTGATAAGCGTTCGCTCCCTATGAAACGGAGAGCACATGAAACCCAAGACTCACATCACCTACTGGCACATGTTCGGCGAGACCAAGTACTTTGAAGTCAGCCCCGAAGGCATCATGACCATCAGCAGGCCACCGCAGTACAAACACGATCCCACTGAACAAACCGATCTCGAAGCCAAATGGGAAAGCCTGTACGACTCCCCAAAGGAAGCATGGAAAGCCCTAGGCACCTTCATGGAACTATGGGGCGCTCCTAACCACATTGGCTTACAACTCTAAGAACATGCCATTATGGCAGTTACTGGGGGGTTAACTCAGACTGTCAGTATGGCAGTGCTCTGAAACCCACGAGAACCTCGCCTATAAAAAACCCTATTGCGATTTCAAAAACCCATATGGTACGATAGAAGCCCCACGAACCCTTACAGGCTAACTTAGCCACCAAGCACCCACCAGCTCCAGAGCCCGCACGATAACCAAACCAGCAAACACCAGTTCAAATAGATCTTCTTGTTGAGGGTTGAAAAACCTGATCGGGGTGGAAGAGGGTATAGCAACAGGAAACGGAATCGGACTTTGTGCATCGCCTTGAGAACACAGCGTTTTCGCCCGCACCGCCCGAGACGCTAGCGACGCAACGAATCAACCGCCTCGCCTGC